ATGATTAGTCTGTCTAACTTGTCAGATGATAGGATGAGACACGCTAAGTCAGGTGATTGGTGGACTAACGATCCTCAACGTGCATTAGCTAACAACTCCGTAGCCTACACAGAGAAGCCTGATAGCCTGTCGTTCATGCGTGAGTGGATGGCTCTAGTCGAATCAGGTAGTGGTGAGCGAGGTATCTTCAACAGAGAAGCAAGCAAGGAACAAGCAGCTAAGTATGGTAGGCGTGATCCTAACTACGAGTTCGGGTGCAACCCGTGCAGCGAAATCATACTTAGACCTTACCAGTTCTGTAACTTGACAGAGGTTGTTGTTAGGTCTGGTGATAACTTCGCTGACCTAGCACGTAAGGTTAGGATAGCTACAACACTAGGGACTATACAGTCTACCTACACTAAGTTTCCTTACCTTCGTAAGATATGGAAAGATAACACAGAAGAAGAGCGTCTGCTAGGTGTATCTCTAACAGGCATAATGGACAACCCTTTACTAACGAGTAAAAGCAATGGACTATCAAAGAATCTCGAAAACCTTAGACAGGTTGCAGTTAACACAAATAATAGTCTGGCTGATAGTCTTGGGATTAATCCTTCAACTGCTATTACCTGTGTCAAACCCTCAGGAACAGTCAGTCAACTCGTTGACAGTGCCTCAGGTATCCACGCAAGACATTCCAAGCATTACATCAGAACAGTAAGAGGTGATAACAAAGACCCACTGACAGCCTTTATGAAGGATCAGGGAATACCTAGTGAACCTTGTGTAATGAAACCTGATCAGACTACAGTGTTCAGCTTCCCTATCAAGTCACCAACCAACGCTATAGTTACTGAGGATATGTCAGCTATAGATCAGCTAGAGACATGGCTCATGTATCAGAGACATTGGTGTGAGCACAAGCCTAGTGTGACTATCAACGTCAGAAAGGATGAGTGGTTTGAGGTTGGAGCGTTTGTCTACAAACACTTTGATGAGATGTCAGGCGTGTCCTTTCTACCTTACAACGAGCACACCTACCAACAAGCACCTTATCAGGACATAATGAAGAGTGAGTATGTGACATTATTGTCACTAATGCCAGAGAAAATAGACTGGTCAGCCTTGACAGATTACGAAAAAGAAGATAGTACTAATTCAAGTCAGACGTTTGCTTGCAGTGGTGACGTATGTGAAGTAGTAGATATAGGAGCTTAGGATGCACGAAGAAGAAGAAGAGTTTACTATAGAAGAATTGTTTGATGATCTAGAAGACATAGACCTAGACACTGTAGTAAATAAGCCACCACACTATGGTGATGGCGAGATAGAGTGTATTGATTATATGAAGGACAACATGGATACTATGATGTTCATGGGTTACTTAGAAGGTAACTGTAAGAAGTATCTACATAGGTACAGATACAAAGGTAAACCTGTAGAAGACCTGAAGAAAGCTAAGTGGTACTTAGACAGGTTGATACAGGAGATGGAAGGAAACTAAATGTTTACTGCTATAATTCTAGCTTGTAATGTTTCAGTTACAGACTGTAGAAGCTTTGGTACACCTAGAGTTTTCAACACAGAGAAAGAATGTCTAACGTCTATGGCTGATGGTAGGCTACAAATTGAGTCACAGGGTTGGATGGTTTTAGATTCTCATTGTTACCATTGGGGGCAGAAGGTATAAAAAAGGGGAGCTACTTAGGCTCCCTCATTTCTTTCTTTTCTTTCCTGATGCTGTTGTGGACCAAGATACTCTCTTCGGTCCTTTCTTTTTGGCAGCTTCCTTCTTGGAGATTCTTCCTGCCACCGACTTCGGGCGACAGGCTGGATACGGACGCTTGCTTCCCTTTGCGCTCTTGCGTCCACACTTCTTGCCAGTCTTAACATCACGCCAATCCTCAGCAAACCATTTACCCAAGCCGCCTTTAGCCATTAGCCTCTAGCCTTCTTCTTTGCTGTAGCACTAAGGTCTTTGAAGTGGTACAACCTCTTACTTGTTTTACTGTGAGTCTTACCTGAGTGTACCTGTCCGTTAGGCATCTTGTGACTAGCACCTTTGTACTCTTTGCCATCTCTGAAATAATGTTTTACACCTTTAGCCATATCAACAACACTCACATTCTGGATTACACTTACGATTTCTTATCGCACACCAAAGTCTTTTCAAGTATCTTCTCATTACGCTTTCCTCTTCACTCTGTTATCTGCACCCTTCCACTTACCACCTTTGGACTTGTACCATTTAGCTGCCCAAGCATTTGCGTAAGCTGAAGGGTATACCTTAAACTTTTTCTTTGCTGCTGCCTTAGCTCTAGACCAAAGAGCAGGATTAGTTGGTACTGATTTTGCCATTATTTAACCTCTTACTATTTCTTACTTCCCATCGCAGTAAACCCAAAGTACGCTCCTACAAGTGCTGATACAGATACAACGTAGATGTTAGCTATGTCAGCTATCAACATTGCTGCAGTCTCTTGACCAATTATAGTACAGAAAAAGATACCTGCAGGGTATAACACCATACCTGAGAGAGCAAACCAAGTCATGTTGCGTTGGGCATCACGCTTGGCATCGTCATCCTCAATTTTTCTACGTCTATCTTCTAGGTAAAGCTGACGCTCTTCGGCATCTAGCTTACCGTTCTTATCTAAGTCGTACTCTTCTACCATTATAAATCGACCCAACCCATAGCGACTAGTAAACCTAGTGCCCCTCCACAAATCAACAAGAATATTACTACAGTAATGAACGCCATCTCAGCGTTCTCTTTCATGCGTTCAGCATCTATTCTTGCCTGTCTCTCCGCTTCTTTTCTTTCTTGAGCAACTTCTCTACGAAGTTTGAGTAGTTCCTGATAAGCAGAGTAGCCAATAGTGTTAACAATGAACTCTCTCAATTCTTCTTCAGCCTGTTTAGCCTGTTGACGTTTCATAAACGTGTCCAGAGCTTCCTCATTTGTACTACTAAATGGGCTTTGCTTCTTCTTTTCGTGGTCTTTCTTTGCGCTGTCTACACTGTCAAAGAAATTACCTAGCTCTTTGGACATAGAGGCTATGGTTCTGCCTGCACTTATGCCACCCTTGACCATCGCTAGTGCGCTGAGTGGATCAATCATAGTTAGTGCCTCGGATCAAGCATATCTTTGTGGTCTCTATTGATGAACTCAAGTGTCCTTTCTAGCAGTGCTACCCTTTGTTGTAGCTCAACTATACGCATTATACTCAAGCTCATACCGTCTATCTCTTCCCATAACTCGTCAGTCTCATCGTATACGTCTGCTTCCATCTCAGCCATGATACCAACTGCTTCGTTTATGTTGTCTTTGTTCTGCTCAATATCTCTTAGCATATTTACTTTATCAGTAGTATTGCTTTGAGCATCAAGAACTGCGACAGTTTCTTCAAGGTTGGCTATTATAGAAGCTTGCTCACTAGCATACCAAACCATCCCACCCAAGGAACTGCAGACAATACCAATTACTGCTATATTTACTTTAGGTAACTCCATCTACTCTACCACTTCTTACATGACCAGTATCGTGCAGTCATCTTATCTTTAGCTGTATCACACTTATGCCTTGCACGAAAAGATTTTCTACGTTTAGGGTTATTCTTTTTGATTGTCATGTTGGCATCACCAAACCTGATGATCTTTTCTTTACCACCCTGACAAGCCTTGACAACAAACTTCTTACCGCCAGAAACCTGACGCTTAGGGCTGTTACACTTCATCTTTGATTTGTCTATTTTAGCCACGATACCTACCAAATGTTATAGTTTTAAGAAATCCTCTCCATATTTCTATTGGTGACGGTAGCATCCAGCCTAGTACAGCTAGTAGTATCATCCACATAGGTATGTCTTGGTTTAATACCTTGACGTTACCTGCGTCACCATCAATGCTGAAGTTACCTTCTGACTGATCTACTGATACGTTCTCACCTGATATGTCTCTACTCTGGTCAATAGCTGACTGGTTGTTCTCTTTACCTATCTGTGTGTTGGCATTTACGTTAGTGCCATCACCCTTGCCTCCACCACCAAGGCTTCCCATTAG